TCGTATAAATGGTCTGGTTGGCCGCAGTTGTTAGGGCGGAAATGGATTGCAGACCGGCGTCGTATGCCTGAACGTCGGTACCAATCGCCACGCCGAGATTTGTGCGGGCAGCGGAAGCCGTCGATGCTCCAGTGCCGCCGTCGGTAACAGAAAGATCTGTGATGCCTGTGATAGTGCCGCCAGTGATGGTGGCGTTGCCCAGACTGGACGTGGTTGAGGTCAGGGAGCTGATGCCGCTGATTGCGCCCCCAGTAATGACAACGGAACCGGCGGACTGGGTGGCAATAGAACCGAGTCCAAGGGTGGTTCGAGCAGTAGCAGCATCGGTGTCGTCAATCAGACTGCGGCCAAAACTGGTAAGGCTTGTAGCGGCATAGGTATCGCTTGCTGTGGTGTAGACGGTCTGACCGGCAGTTGTTGTAAGACCTGCAATGCTCTGTAGTCCGGCATCAAAGGCTTGGACGTTTGTTCCGATTGCAAGGCCCAAGTTTGTCCGCGCCGTTCCTGCGTCGGATGCTCCAGTGCCGCCGTCGGCTACGGCGAGGTCGGTGATGCCGGTGATGGTGCCGCCGGTGATGGTGCCACCGGTGATGGCAACCCCCGCGGCACTTTGAGTTGCAATGGTGCCGAGGCCGAGCGTGGTGCGCTGAGCAGCGGCGTCAGCATCGTCGAGCAGAGCGCGGCCAGCGGCAGTACACGTAATTTCTTGTACAACACCGGCTCCGACCGAGCTGCGTCCCAGGAGCCGGTCCGTAGCTGAAACGTTCTGGATCTTGGCGTAGGTAACGCCGGCGTCTGCCAGAGAGGTGGTGCCGAGTTTGGTTGCGCTGCTCTGGTTCAGTTTGGCCAGGTCAATGCTGGAGCCATCGGCCAAGGCGGCGCCAGCTTCAAACAGGTCTTTAGCTGTGACCTTCTTGGTCTCACTGGCGGAGATGTCTACGATGGGTAGGACATCAATAGCTGCGACGTTGGCCTCAGCAAGCTGATTCAGCTGTGTAATGCGTTGGTCGGCCACACGCCAGCTCCAGGTACAGCAAGTCTCCTGTCAGTTTAGTCAGTTACCTCAGTAAGCAGGAAGTCGAGGTTTTGCTGCAGGCGCAGGCGATCGGTGTCTTCCTTAAGGATGTAACCGGAAGGTTCGCCAAGCAGTAGGCGAATTTCGCCTACGGTAACAAAATCAATCGCGCAGCTGATTGCTTGATCGGAGCGCACTTCGATTCCGGTGCGCGTGACCATTGCGTCGAACTCGTAGTAGACAGCCGAGTACGCGGTATCCTCGGTGAGTTGAAGGAAACAGGCAAATTCACTACCGCTGTCAGTGCGGTTGATAAGTTGCAGCATCAAAAGGGAATTTTCAACTTGACCGCTGTTTTCAGTGTTAAAAATACAGTCAATGGATCCCGAACCGCTAATAAGTCCAGCGGAGTACATCCGCTTGAACTTGTCGGTCATTGTTGTGGTTTCTAGGGATTCACGGTCGGTATTGAACGTAAAACCTGCTACATCGCCTAAAACACGCTCTACAGAGCCGTATATTGATACGTCAATCGCAATCGGATCTCCAGTGAAGTTTTCTAGGGGGTATTCAGCAGCCCGGTTGTTGTTTATTGCGTCGGAAAAATTATTGAACAGTCGTATACCGCCCATAGCGTTTACGTTTACGTACGCAATGACTTCGTTGAGCGTGGCGCCTGCTCCATCCGGCCATGTTGATGCAGGAAGAAAGTCAAGATTGCGAGGGTCTGAAGTGACAATACGTAGTTGATCCCCGGTAAGTATGTTTTCGATTGATCCGTCAAAACCGAAACGGTTTAGTGTGGTGTTTACGTCATCGGGAGACACATGAGTACGAAAAGCTGTGGCCGCCTTACGTTTTAGTTTGATTTTGCCGTATTGACCTAGGAAATAAGTCATGCCTGGATCAGTTCGCGGAAGGCTCCGTCCACAGTGAATTGAATTGCGACGGAGGACAACTCGCCGGTGCTGACTTGGAGAGATGCGGTGGTGATATAAGCGTTAAAACCGATGTCATCCTTTACATCACCTAGGGTGCCGGGAGTTTCCCCTACGCGCAGTACGATACCGACCCGATCGGACTCTGTGACGCCGGTAATACTGTTTTTCATAATTTTTGAGAGCAGTTCGTTGAATTGCGTTCCAGGTTCGGTACTAACGGTACCTTCCCGTCTGTAGTACAGAAGAGTGGCGCTGCCTGTAGCACTTACTGCACCAGGGGTGTAGCTTTTTACGGCAGTGTCAACAGTGGTGGTTTCAAGCAGTTCCAAGGATGTTTCGAGCGACCAGTCGCGCAATTTCAACATTTCTTGGCCAGCTACGGGCGAGGCATCACCTGCTTCGGCTGCGATTAGGTACAGGGCGCCAGTACGTCCGGTGTAGAAAGCCATGGGTGGAAACTCCTGATACTGTCCAGTTTAGCTCCGCACAGTAAACAGATTACTACTGAAGTCGGACAAAAGAGACAGGCCGTCTGGTGTGCAAGGGTAGTGGGTGGCCCGTACGGTGGTCTCGCCTTCCTCGTCCATTTGCACTTCGCTGACGCGGAATACTCGCCGTGTGGTCACTTCGTTGCCGAGCACAAACAGGTAACCTTGGTAGTTAGCCAGTGACGGAGCCACTCCGCCCGAAACGTTTACCCCGTTAAGGCTGACTAGCCCGCGATCACTGCGGTACAGCCGAAAATTGTACGTTCCATTTGGAGGGGTACTTCCTAGCGGAGTATTAAGGGCGCCGTCGGCTGCGATTATGCCAGTGCGGATGGCGTCCCAACTATTTTGGCCAATGTCGACGTAGATAAATGCACCAGGAGATAGGGGGTCGGTAGTTGGGAAGGTCTTGAACTCAACGGCTTGGCGGATATACCTGCGGGTGTTACACAGGAGTTTGCCGATGAGCACCGCCTGGTCTTGGCTGGAAACAAAGTTGGATACATCAAATGTTTGGCGGATAGCGTCGATTTCAAGCGTGTCGGAACGCTGCACGTCAATGGAGCGCTTCTTTGCAAAAACAGCGCTATCAGGTACTTCTGTATAAACAACGGTGGCAATGAGATCTTGGACGTTGGAGCCGTAATCGAGGTACTCTTCTTTGTAAGAGCCCTCAATAATGTTTCCTTGGTTAAAGATTGCGTTGACGTTTACTGTGCGGGTGATTTCGCCTGTAGTTGGGTTGTACGGGACGGCGGGTACAAGGGTTTCGCGCCCACCGATACGGGCAAACTCCAGCAGGCTATAGGGGGCAACTTCTACCCAAAATTCGCGCCAGCTGCGGGGACTGGCGATGATGCAGTCCATAAAAAGTTTGTTGCGTATACAGAATTGGCGTGTGCGTGCCAGCTGCTGCAGGTCGATGCCATTGACTACGGCATATTTGCCGATGCCGTCTTCTGTATCTAGTACGGTGTCCAGAAAAATGTCGGGTGCCAGGCTACTGGGACCGTCGGGTGTGGACGGGTAGGTGCCATCGGGCCGAATGCGACGCACGCTACGCCCCTTAGTAGCAAATACAGAAAAAGAACGCAGATCTTGGATGGTCTTACCTGAGTACGCATTGAAACCGAACAAACTAAGATTGTGGTACAGCTCTCGATTGTTGGCGGTGTAGTCGGCAAAGGACTGGCGCAGCTGTTCTGTAACGGCAGTAACCGCAAACTCAGGGCCAGAGTCAAAGGAGAACTGGATTTGGGTGTCTGCGTCGTAGTTAAACAAGTCCCACTCGTTCAAAGATGTCGGGTTGTTGTTTATAGGCGGGAAACCTCCGGGCGCTGACGCGAGTACACGACCAACAAATTCAATGGACGGGGCGGTAGAGGAACCGTCTGATAGGCGGTAAGAAGTGAGGGGAGTAGAGACGGCGCTGCCGTTGTTTTCTAGGTAGATGTATGTGCTGTTTACGGCTTTTTCTGCGATGGGGTCGCTGATAGGCTCCAGCTCAAATGCCCAATGGGTAGCAGCGGCGGTGGCGCTGAGGTTACTGTTAAATTTGAAGTAAACGAAGTTATCGTTATCGGCTGCGCGACTTACGGCAAAAATTGCCGGTACGGTGGTGAATGTAGCCTGACCAGTTTGTTTGTAACGCAGCTTAAAAAACGAAACGCGTGTTTTTAGGCCGTTATCGCTAACGGGGTAACCGGGACGGCGGCCTGAACCGTATTCTTGCTGGCGCCCGTTGATGCGTTTATACACCGTTGCGCGAAGGGCAAAATCTACAATGTGGCAAGCGGAGACAGTTTCGTACTGTGCGATGGCCACACGCACCAGGGCTTTGGTGTAGAAAATGTCATCTTGACGGCCTAAGGCATTAAATGCGGAGTCAAGTTGTATGTAACGACGTAGTCGATTTGTCTCATCTGCAGTTAGTTTGCGGGCTGCTGCGTATCCGCTCAGGACACTTACATACCTGTAGTATCTGTACTCTGTGCGATCTTTAATTGTGTAAGATTCTGTGTACCAGCCAGGGCGTAGGGTGTATGAATACGTGTGTCCACTTCGAGGGTTATTTGTAGAGGTAATGATATAAGCTTCATCTTTATTACCGTAACTTTTTTGCTGGATATAAACTCCTTTTTGTATTACACCAGCGTCAACAAGTTGAGATGGCGTTGTGATAGAGGGGTTCTCATCGGCGTTTAGTAGGGCGATTACACCGGGGTATAGGCGGTTGTACTCAGTACGCTCTGCGGCGGTAAGTGTGCTGCGCACACTGGAGGGATCGTATGCAAGGTAGTTGGCCGTGGGAGCGTTACCGGCTTCAGTACATTCCAGGCGGATAACTACGTCGGCTTCGTCGATGGAGCCAGCAGAGACGCTAATTACTTTGAAGCGGGCTGTACCAAGTTTGAACAGGGCTGCAGAATCAAACGTGCTTATTAGGCTACGGCGTGCGTCTTTAGCTTCGCGCACAACATCGGAATCAGCGCCGTTAAATATCGTGTTCGCAAAATACACATAGAGAGTGCTGCCTTTAGGGATGGTGGTAGCGGATTCGGCTGTTACGCCAGGGACTAAACCTACTTCTGCCCACCGAATACCGTTTGCGGCAATTCCTAAGTTTGTGGCTTGTTTATCGCCAACTGAGTCGCGTAGATACACATTGACATAAATGGGTACTGCTCCATACACACCTACACTGTTTGAGGTTGTAGGGGAATATGCTTGACTGAACCCGTCTACTCGAATGTTGTCTATACCGGGTTGGATGCGGTAAGGGTTTTCGGTTAAGGCACCGTAGGAAGTGGGGTCAGATGTTTCTCTGTTAAAGAGTTCGTCATTTCGGGTAAGGATGCCAGTGCTGCCGGCACGAAAGTACATCCACAGGTTTTCGGTAATCAGATCGCGGACTGGCGTTTGACCGAAGGCGCTTTTTTCGATGTCGATGGCGCTAAGTGCCCCACCCGAAAGCATCAGAAGCATCTGGATAAATTGACTGGAGCCGTAGCTGCGGACGGCTGACCACAGAAGGGATGATGCAACACGCACGCCGCCGGTGGGGTTTTCACCTGCTCCAGTGCCGCGATTTGCGTACACGAGGTTTATGGGATCGCCGTATAGGGCCAATTCCTGCGCGTTGTTAAAGCCAAAACGCGGCGAGAAACGTTCGTCTCGTGTTTGAGTCTGACCTGCACCTTCTCGCGCACTAATAGATAGTTCTGGTAGTGAGGGCCGGGGTGCCAGCAGAGCGGCTGCGACTTGGAAGATAATGCCTACAACAGTAAGAATGATCGCCGTGAGGCCAAAATCGGCCGTGGGCAGTTCACCAAAATCTGTTTTTTCGTATAAAGCAACGAACTCCAGGTACTCGTCTTTGGTGATGTCGAGAGCGGCAATAAGTTCGTGCTCGAATGGAAGTAGTTTGCGTGTCATCGTTCCATCCAGAAACAGTGGCCTATGCCCTCGGGTACAGGGCTACGCACTACATTCTGGCTGGGTGCGATGAAAATGAGGCTGTCATCCAGCACGGTTGCCAGAGCGGCCCCCGCCGAACCGGGCAACAGCATTACTGCTCCAGGGGGACGTTCGTAAATGCGTTTGCCATTTTCGTTTAGCCAGCGAATAATCAGGCGGCGCGGGAAGGAGCTTTCGGTGTACTCGCGGTAGACCCAGTTGAACTGGTCGCGGTAGTCGGCAAGGCCCAGACGGTTGCGGACTTCGCAGGTCAGCTGGAAGCAGTCGGTTTTGCCGGAGCCGTCTCCAGGGCTGTGGTTCCAGGCGTAGGTGAGGCCGATAAGGTCGTTCACTGTAGGGATACGTTGGCGTTCAGTGGTAAAGGGCCTACTAGCTGCCGGGTGATAGTTCGGGAGGGGAAGTTGGAAATGACGCTGTCGATGGCAGAGCGAAAGCGGAGTTCGATGGTGGTTTCGCTCATGCTGGCGCCAATGCCGACGAGGTATTCAATTTGGGTGGCGCCATTGGCGGCGACGGTGTTGGCGCTGGTTAGCCAAACAGTAGTGAGTAGAAGACGGCTCAGACGGTTGCCGTTGCCGAGATCCAGCAGGCGGACGGCAAAGTCAACGTTGGGGAACAGGATTTGGATGATGCTGTTGTCGCCCGTGTTGTTGGAGACAGCGCCCTCGGCGCGAAAAGGGGCAAAATCGTAGACCCGGTTTAGGTAGGTGTAGCGAGTGTTGGCCCAGTAGTTTTGGTAGCGGTGGACGGTGCCATCCGCTGTGGTTAGTTCGAAGAATTGGGCGATACGGATGTCAAGGGACATCAGGCGTCATCCGTGACAGGATTGCGGATTTCACCGAGGAGTGAAATAGTGACGTTGCTGATGCCGCGAATTACAGATTCGACTTGAGGGGGTTGCTCGTATTCCCAGCGCAGGTTGCCACGGTCGGTAGCGAGACCCGTGAGTTCACCGGAAACACTTTGACTCATTCCAGCGGTGACGTTGCTGGATAAGCGAAAGCGGGCGTTTATTGAGGTTTGGGCGTGGTAGTGGTCGAGGAGAATGTCGACGGTGGCGTCGGGAATGTTGCGGTACTCCAGTTCGAGTTTGGCGCCGTAGGGGGAGTCGCCGTAGGTGCGGCGGACTACGACGCCGGAAAGC